GGAGTTTTGCCATCAAAGATTCAAATGGTATTAACTTGGATTGAAATAATGAATGATAACCCAAAACCCCCAAACCAATGGCTCTATGCTGTGATGCAAATCTATTAGCCCTTTTCATGCCAGCCATTTTACCTGACTTCAATATAAATTCATCCATAACTGCATTTAAGAACATTGTGTAAACCTCAATTGCATCAGTCTCAACTATCTCATCCCAATGAAGTAAATTCAATGAACCTAAACAACAAACAAATGAGTTTAATGAATCTGTCGGCAATTGAATTTCGGAACACAAGTTACTTGCAGTTATCTCCATACCCAACTCTTTGTAGGGGGAATTATTGTTTGAGTTATCCTTAAACATAATATATGGAAAACCAAACTCATTACGTCTTTGAATAATTTTTGCCCATATCTTTCTCTTGCTTGGGTCTCCCCCCTTCATATCATTAATCCAATTATCTGTAACAGTAACACCATATTGTAAATTCTGGATTGGATTGCCCTCTGATCCAATATCAAGAAACTCCATAATATCCTCATGTTCAACTGGCAACCAAACTGCACATGCACCCCTTCTTGCCTCTGATTGTTTGCATACATCAACTACTGTGTCATACACCCTTGCATAATGAACTGGTCCATCTGCTGTACCACCTGTTGATATTTTAGTTCCCCTTGCTCTAATATTACCTAAATAAGCACTAGTTCCACCACCATATTTTGACATCATACCAATCTCTCTTCCAGCATTTAAAATGCTATCTAATGTGTCATCAATATTGGATCCATAACAGGATATAGGCAACCCCTTTTCTTTACCAAAATTAATCCATACTGGTGTAGAAAGGCTATAAAAACCCCTTGCCATATATTCCTCAAATTTAACAGCAAACCCATCAATTTTTAAATACCCCTCTGCTTTATTAGCAATATCTTTAATCCTTTGCTCGGGGGTTTCATTTATATACCCCCTTGATAAGAAAAGCCTACTCTCATCATTTAACCAATAATATTTTTCTTTATTCATTATATTTGTTTTTTAAAATAAATCATCTTCTGTTATGCTCTTGCTTTTTTTATTATAATCCACCGATTTCTTATAGAAGAAATCCCCCTCCTTTGTTGATAAAATCTCCACATCAAACCATAACGTCTTCTCAATCTCTGTAAAATCAACCTCAAATACTGGCTTCATTCCAATTCTACTTAATGAGTTGTTAAATCTATTCTGAATGAAATGTTTAATTGTATCTTTTGATAAGAAACTTAATTCACCATTTTCAAATATCCAATCTAGTATTCCACATTCAGCAGCATATGCTTTATGACAAGCAGAAACAATCAATTCCTCAAATTCAGCATCAAACCATTCTGGGTTTTCTTCCTTGATAATATTGATAAGTTCTGAACCAAAATTACCATGAATTTCTTCCTCCTTTGAGGTTGCCTCAACCACATTTGAAATACCCTTGAATAGATTTTTCTCCTTGTTAAAGGACATCATAATTAAAAACTGGCTAAATAAACTCACATGTTCAATAAATAATGAGAACAACAATATAGACTTTGTGTACATTTTATTCTCCTTACTCCTTGTACCATCCAAATATTTTGATAGATAACTAATTCTATTCTTTATGGCAGGGATTTCAATAACTGATTTAAACTCATCTTCTAATCCAAGAATTCGTAATAATTGTGCATAAGCATCCTTGTGTCGAACTTCGCTTTCGGAGAACGTCATACCAACATCACCAATTTCAGTTATTGGCATTCTCTTGTATAAGTCAGCCCAGAATGTTTTGACATTCACCTCAATTTGTGCAATAGCCAACATTGACCTTTTAATAACTTCCCTCTCCTCATTTGATATTTTTGTTTTATAGTCATCAATATCAGTTGTGAAATTAAATTCACTGTGCAACCAGTAAGCATGTCTTATAGCATCCTTATATGCTAATAAAGATGGATATTCATAAGGCAAAATATTTACCCTCTTTTCAAAAATGTTCTTCATATTCCTTTTTTTATTTGGTTAAGATAAATATAAAACCAGAAAATAAAAGTATTCAATTTTAATTATAAAATCAAATTTTTATAAAAAATTATCATTGCTATTTTTCTTAACCAATAACTCCTTAATCCTTTCTTTCTTACGTTCAACTTGTTGTTCTTCAAATCCAAGGAATGTTGCGGTTGTATCTGTATCAATTTCAAGCATTTCATTATCAAACTTGCAATTCTCAAATACTATACCATCTTTTCCAATCCTTGATTTGGTAATGGCAACTGTGGCCAAATTCATCTCCTTTTGCTGAAGACTTTTTGCAATACTAATAATAACGTGTCCAACCTGGGCTTTCTTAATTGAACCCCCCATCTGGTCGTTTGTTACCACATTTGCAGAAATTGAAGACCGATTTCCTTGTGTACCAAGCCATCCAGCAATATTTAACTCATGGCACATTGCCTCAAAATGACGTATAACAGATCCCTCATTTTTCCACTCATCATTACCTTGTCTATCAGGTACAACACAATCAATATAATCCAAAACAACCAAATCAAGTTTAATACCATCAGCAATAACCTTTCTAATTTGATTCTTAATCTGATTCATTGTTAAAGTATCAGATGGCAATTTCTTTAATATTAATTTATTTGTGTGGGTTTCTTTTATATTATTAACAGTTTCTAATACTATTTCTTTGTTATTAGGCAGTTCATCTGGGGATATTTTAGTCCAAAGAGTCAAATGCTTTCTTTGTATAATCTTGGGATTATCCTCAAAGAATATATGCAAAACATTATAGTTATTATTGAAAGCTGTGTTTGCAACCAAGGTCAATAGAGTTGATTTGCCAATACCTGGACCTGCAAATATAATACCAACCTCACCCTTGGCTAAACCCCCCTTTAAGAGAACGTCTATACCCTTCACGCCCATTGGTATGGGGTGTCTATAATCCTCATCTAATACACCAATCAAATCATTGAAAACTTCAAAACCATTTGTTTCTTTAACCCCAACCTGAAGTGCATATCTTAATAATTCTTCAAGTTGGTCATAAGATTCAAAATCACCCTCATTGATAACTTTTTGTGCTCTTTCCAAGACAATCTTAACCTCTTCTTGTTTGCAGAATTTAAGTGCCTTTTCTTGGACAAGTTCAACACCATCAAGTGGTGCTGAACTAATCTTACTTATGGTATCAATAACAATTTTTAAAGCCAATTCTTGTGATATTTCAGACTTTGCAACAACTTCCAATGTTTGAAAGTTGGGGGCAGCATCATATTTCTTATGATACTCCTTAATCATTTGAATGATTAATTTGAAATACTTATTCTCAAAATAAGATATCTTAATAAAGTCCAATATTGCCCTAGCAAATTCCTTATCTAATATAATCTGATTGATTAATTGTAGTTGGAACGTCTGCCCCAAATAATCAAAATTCTTTGACATAAAAAAATTATTAATAGTTAGACAATAAATTCTTTTCTAAATACTCGTGTGTTAAATTTTCACTAATTAAAATGTTTGTTAATTCTTTTAATGTTTCCTTAATAAAATTACGAATATCAACTGTGTATCTTACCTTTGGTGGATAAAGCTTGCCATCAATTATCCTGTGAGAAATAACTTGGTCAGAAATTTTAACATAAATATTAAAAAATTCAGCCTCATCTGTTGATGACGTCTCCATTATTGTGGGGTCATACAAAATATTATCTTTGTTGTCCACCAAATAGCCAATTGATTTCATCTTTAAATACTTCTCCAAATCTTCTGAAAAATACTTAACAAAATCATACAATTCTACCGAATCTTTTGCATCTGGATTAATATTTTTAATGTTTAAAAACCTCTGAACAATAATGTTGTTGTTCAATGTCAATAAAAATTCCACCTTTGTTGTTTCATTCTGTTTCATAAAATGTTGTTTAATTATTAATTTTTTCTTTCTTTTCTACTCAATTTCATAAATGGTCTAACAAAATCAACCCACGCATCATCCCTCTTTGGAAGGAACTTAAAGAACCCATCCTCATTCATTAATTTCATTAAATTCTTATAACTCCTATCTGTTGGGTCAAGTTTATCGTTGCAAATCTCATTAACCATTTCCTTTCCGTTATCAGTTATTAATGGATTTTTTAAATCAATTATTCTACCAATTTTATCAAAAAACTCTTCTCCAGCAAAACCAGATTTGCTAATACCTAACACCAAATTATCCAGAGATTTATTCTTTTTTTCTTCAAGCAAAACTTTTGCTTCATTTAATATTTCATCCAACTGGTAATCTCTCTTCTCAAAATTAGGAAAGAATGTTTTTAATTTCTTTTCCCCAAAATTAGATATCCCATCAATATTATCAGAAGTATCCCCCACAATTACTTTATAAATATAGACATTATTATGGGGTATGTCAATATCCTTGAAATGAATCAAATCCCCATTCTTACTATATGTCTTTGAACTTGGTGAATACACTGTAACATTTTCCCCAATCAATTGAGTTAAATCTTTATCTGCTGAAAAAATAATCATCTTTTCACCTTTAGCTATTTGTGTATAATAAGCAATCAAATCATCAGCCTCATTCTGATTCACCTGGCATTGTCTAACAAAAACTTCTTCAAGATAATCCTTAACTCGTTCCCTCTGATATAAATAAGATTCATACTTATGTTCATCCATTGAAATCTTGCGATTCTCCTTATATTTTGGATATATTTGTTTTCTTATTAATGAGTTCTCATTCCCATCCCAAAATACAACAACCTTATCATGATTATGTTTTTCAAGAAATAACCTAATTGTGTTTAAAAAATGGAAAACCCCACCAATGTGCTTACCATCGGCATAGAATTCTCTTACTCCGTGGAAACCTATTGTAAATAGGTTGTTGCCATCAATTAGTAGGGTTTTCTTCATCTTATTCAAAAATTATAGCGTCTTCTTCATCTTTTTCTGAAAAGGTAATATCACCATCACCAGACAAAATACCATTCCAATATTGGGAATATTCTTTTTTATACTTTTCAATTGCCTCTTTTGTATCTGGCAAATATCCTTGAGGTACGGCTAATATCTTACCATCTTTATATGCAATACCAGTAACGTGGTTTTTCAATATTGAAATCTTTGTTCTAATAGCATAAGAAACTGTTCTGCCGTTCTTTGTTGCTGTTATATGGTTAATGCCTGAATTCTTCTGATTACCAAATAAGAATATTAAAGAAGATGCCAACCAAAGAGCCTCACCACCTTTTGCTTTAATTGTTGGCTGACCAAATGGAGAATCTGGTAATTCAACCCAAGGTTGATTGATAACAACCAAGGTATTATGGTAGGGGTAATCTTCTTTCTTTGATTTTGAAATCCTTGAATGTAAACCCATTCCAACCTTGTCAGCAAGAACAGCAGCATTGTGCATCTTACCCCCCTTTCCATCAAAGGTCATCTTACAAGGTATTGAACCAATACTATCAATCAAAAATAAAACAGAATAAGGTAAATCTCCTTTCTCTTGTGCATCCAAAATTTCATTTATAAATTCTGTCATCTGCTCAATGTAATCAAATGAATCATTAAAAATGAAATCACCATCCCACTCACCATCTTCATTAATTTCAGCATTCAACCCCAATTCAACAGCATGTGCCCAATTCCATTTCTTTTCTGTGATAATAAAAATAGGTAAATGACCCTTCTTCTGGGCGTCAGCAGCAGCCAATATCATAGCAGTTGTCTTACTTGTATTGGAATGTCCCAAAAACATACTTATACCCCCCATAACAGGACCAGGTACACCACAAGCATTATAAAAAGCATCACCACAAGAATAATAATCTTCAGGCTTATACTTTGTTTTTGTAGAAAACTTATCCTTAATAGCATCAATATTACTTACTGATACTTTTTTCTTTATAGCCATATTATATTTTTTTTAAGAAAAGATATTTTTTGCACAAAGTACCATAAAACAATACTTTGCGCAAAAAATCTATTTTAGTTTAATTAGAATGGTAATTCATCATCATTGTAGTCATCCTCAACAACCACATTTGTTTCTTTAACTGTTGCGTTTTTTGCAACAGTTGCCCCACCAAAGGATGCTTCAGAATTTGATGTGTTTAAATAAACATACTTACCTTGGGATTCATCCCATCTTGGGGATTCCCCTCTTGAAATTGCTTCAAGATATTCTACTGGTTTTCTACTATAAACATCTCTCCAAGTAGATTCATCGTCTACCCATTTTTTTGCTAAATTAGCATCTGTAGATATAGGTGTTGGGTCATCATACATAATTGTGGAAACACTTGTATATTCCTTTCCTTTTGGGCTTTTTGACTTTACTAACTCAATAATCAAATCTCTCCCATTATCAATATCAGAAATATCCCCCTTGTTTCTGAAGATTGGTATCATCTTGTCTAAAATACCATCCTTCTTATAATTGTGCTTAAATCTCCAATACTTTGGCCCTTCTTCTTCCTTGTCTCTATCAATAACCTTAACAACATAAAATAGTTTAGCCTTATAATCTTTGGCTAATTCATCATCATCTTTGCGTTTGGTTGCTTTCAACGCATGGTAAACATCATTCAATGGGGATGCCTCATTGTCATTACCTGCTGGGTCATAAATCTTTTGATAATACCCCCCAACTTGTAATTCATGAAACCAAGTCTCCTTAAATACAGATGATCCATCAGTTGTAGGCAAAATCCTAATTCTCCTTTGTCCTGTGTTTTCTTTGTCAGAAAGCAATAACGTAAAATAACGTTTCATTCTGTCCTCTTGCGATAATTTTTGGGAGTCCCCTTTTTGGTTTTTTTCATACTGCGCCATTATGGCATCTAAATTTGACATATTATATAGTTTTTGTTTACAACAATATTACATAACAATGATAGGTAACTTTATCAGAAAAAAAAAGGGGTGTTACCCCCTTTTTTATAAAATATTAAAATAAATTATCTTCTGAAATTATAATTATTATCACTCATAAAATCATCCTCTTCATCATCCATAGAACCAAATGAATTCTTTATCTCATTTGGATTAATATTTACCACATCATCTGATGTTAAAACATAATCATTTTTTCCACTCTTTTCCATTTCAACTTGTTTGTCGTCAAAAAATTGAGATAATTTTTGATTGAATGGATAAGAATCATAAGTTCTTAACTCTAGTTTCTCCTCTGGAGTTTTTTCACGATATTTTTCAACCTTTGAATCAATGGCATTCAACTTCTCAAAGATACTATCCATTTGGGCTAATTTCTCCTCCAACTTGGTAATTTGTGAAAATAAATTATCAAAATATTCAGTCTGTTTTGATTCTATATTTTTTTGGCTGGTAACCAAATCAGTAATATCTAATTCTTCTGAATCAACCTCATCACCCTTTTCTTCACTATCCCCTTCATCATCAATAACTGTAACATCTTCATCAGTCTCAACATCAATTGGTTGTGGATTCGCTGTGCTTAAAGCATCTTCTGCACCCCCTGGTGGAATTGGTGAAACTTCTCCTGGTGGGGTTAATGGGGCATTTGGTATTGGTGCAGCATTTGGGTCATCCATAGGTGGTGGCGGTGGGGGTAAAGTAGCATCTTGCTCCAAAATGTATTTATTTATTTTATGATATCTTTGTATCTCTTGTAATATTTTTTTATCAATTTCCATTTTATTAATCATTTAATAATTCTTTTATACCAGCAACAGTTTTAACTTTAATGTGCTTGTTTGCAATTTTATAATTGTCAGTTCTTTCAATTAAACCATCTTTCTCTTGATAAATAGAGCATTCCCCTGTAATAATATCACACACCTCTTTACTACCATCATCAAGAATTTTCTCAAGTACTTTACTATTTTGTTTATTTAAATATCTGTCTAAATTCTCCATAAAAATATTTTAATAATAAATATCTAAATTTTTGAAAAAAAATTAATAATTTGGATATAAGTTGTATTTTGTATATTGGGCATTATAATATTTAAATCCTAATGCCACATTATCATACTTTTTTCCATTTTGAATCACATCAGCATTATTATAATTTTGATTTGATTTTATCATATCTTCTAAATTATTTTCTGTAAATGTAGCATCTTTTGTTGCAACTATTTTAAATCCAGTATAAGCATTAGTACTATTCATTAAATCAAATGTAAGTTTAAATGATGAAGTTGCACCAGATATAACATCAATTTTTGTGTCCTCAATTGTTGACATAGTTCCTACTGAATATAATAATAATAATTCATTTTCAACTAATTTATTTACATTTTCCATATATAACAAGTCATTAACATTTTTACTTTCAAAATAAATTTCAAATGTATTCAAAAAGTTAAGTTTTGGTTTAATTGTTAATCTTGGATTTCTATATGTAAATTCACAATCAATTTTTAATTTATCATTATTTTTTCTACCATTATCAGCATTAATGGTGCTAAGTTTAACAACCTCTGTTGGGGGGGCTGGTGATACACTACGTAAACTTCTAAGTGCTTCAAATAATTTTTTTTCTAATTTATCAAAAACCCCATTTGTTTTTAAATTTTGAACATATAAAGATGATATAGCCTCTTGTTCCCCTCCAACTATACCACCATATAACCAATATGCTGTATATGGAATTAAATAATTACCAATATCTGAAATTACACTATTAACTGGTTTAACAGCATTTGACATAAAATCAATGTATTTTTGAAGATTTTCAAACATTGCAAAAGGTCTGTTAATTTCAGATGTTATATCTTTTGCACAAAAATATGTTTCAAGTTCTAAATCACCCCTATTATAGGTCAACCAAACATTACCAAAATTAAAATTATAACCAACAAAATTATTATTTTTAAATGATGCCAAATAAGAAAATATATAAATTGTATTCTTAATATTAGTGTCAGTAATTCCTGATAAAGAATCATAGAAAACTTGTGCACTATAATTATTTGTTGTTGCTGAATTTATATATTCATATTCTGAATATTCAGTAGATAATGATGTAGAACATAATGTATTTGGAACTGGAACACTATTTTGCGCTTCCTTTATAGCATTATCTGAAGCCTCTTTTTCTTGCTCTATTGCCTTTGCAAATCTACTAGTTAATTTGGTTAATAAGTTTTCATTAATACTTGCCAAATAAGTATCAACTGTAGGAGGAGCATAAATACTTTGTCTAACTCCAGAAAATGTTGTTTCAAATGTTCCAGGGGATATTTCATGTGAAACTTCTGTAATAAAATAAGGTCCATTAAATAATGGTATATGTTGCAAATTGAAATACATTGTTGGTTGAATGATTGCATTCCCAAAACAAACAACAGTTGCCTTATAACTTAAATTTTTATACAAATTTAATAATGAATTATTTTGAGTTGAAACACCACTATTACCCACATTATTCCTCACAGTCTCAATCATTTGCAATGATTCTGCTGTGGCTGTTCCACCATCTTGTGAAACAGATATGCCATAAAAGATTGCTTGGTTTCTAATACCAGCATCAACCAAAAAACTAACACATTTATTTGATAATGCCCAATCTGATTTATTTCTTTGATCCTCCAAGAAAGGCAATTCAGTTTCTTTTTCCATATCAAAAGAATCATCACCATATCTAATATTCTTACTATCTTTTGTATTTAAAGTTGTTGACCCCCTACCAGCATAAACACAAACCAATTTTGGTCCTGATTTTCTATAATCCACACTTGTAAAATTCCCCCAAGTATCATTTGCAATAATTGTTGAACCTTCTATCACATCATTAACATTATCTCCAGGTGATAATGTTCCATAAAAATTAACATATGATGGCATAGGAAAAATGTTAAAATTATTTTTAGTCATTAATCCTCCAATAAAATTAAAAACTGGTGTTTCTAAATTAATGTTTTTACCATTTAATATCTTTTTTAAATCAAAAATATCAACAAAATATAAATCACCAATGTTCCTTGCACCCCTATCTAAAAAAAGAACATCCTCAAAAAGAGTATTTGTAACATAATCATTACCCGATATCCATTTGTCATTTATTGCCTTAAATGTTTCATACAAATCATATTTTGATATTTTACTATTCAATACTGTATCAAGTGTGCTTATCTCAATAATATCTTTATTATTAACAATGCTTTTAACATTTTGTAAAGTATTTGTTATTGAGTCACTAACCATATTATCCATAATATTTTGCTCATTAACCAGAATGGTTGAAAAATCACTCCTATTCATATTTGGATTAATTATCTTTTGGCTAGCATATATTTTAATGATAGGAGCTAAATTAATAATATTCTCTTCACTAAATTCAATGTTATTTGCTATAAAGAAATCTGTGATATATGATCCATCATTAGTATATGCCAAGTCATCGATGGTTGAAAACCCAACATTTAATTGTAATGCTTTCCATTCTTTTTCTTTTAAACTTCTTGACGTTATTAATCTGGAATCTGGGGGTAATGTACCAACAACATAACCTTTAAACCTAAATGGATTTGTTATATTTGATGTTCCCCCAATATGGTCAATAAATGAATTATAATAATATTTATTATACCCACTTGGATTTCCATACTTAAACAAAACATCATAATTTAAAAAATCTTTAATTATTTTGGAAAAATTATTCTTTTGAAATTCTTTAATTTCTTTAAAGTACAAATCATTATTTTTATTTGCTGTATTTGCTGGAACTTCCATTAATTCTCTAAACAATAATTGGAAATTTGAATACTTTGTCTTTTCATCTGAATAATCTAAACCAAGTAATCTAATATCAATATCTTCATTTTCATAAACAATATCATATATTGATTTTGAAAAGTTCAAGAACTCATTCTCAAACATATTCAAAGTTTTAGCATCAAAAACTGAAAGCATATCCTCAACTTTTGCATATTTTGTTTCACTATTTGATGTTATACTAAATGCATCTTCATCTTTCCTAACATTAAAATATTCATCATGCTTTGGCATTAATAAATTTTCAAAATTAAATGTTCCCAAATCCCCAGCCAATAAAACTTTTATTGCACCATTATGTATGATATTCTTAAATGTGTTTTTTCCTGTAAAATAATTTACTGTTGTATTTGAAATATCTGTTGAATCTGAATTAAATGATGGTAAAACATAATACCTACCCTTAATATCAACTTTTTGGTCTGGACAATAATTTGGATATAAAATACTATCGTAAATGTTAATAGGTACCAATGTTGTCCAGTTATTTACATTATATCCATTAAAAGTATATTGATTTGTTTTGAAAACTTTGAACCCCCTATTTATAGTAGTGTCTAATTCTGTATTTGTAAATCCAGTAAATAAATCATACCCATTTAAAAAAACATTAAAATCATTCATTGTCTTGGGATAATATCCAGTATTCTCATTCCCATTAGTACTTGTATTTATTGCAATAGTTTCACTTGTTGAATTTAAATTAAATGTATATGATTTTGGTGTTGTATTACCATAAAAATTATTTACATAATCAAAATCCTTCCAAACATCTGTCAAAATATCAACCCCATCATTCACATATTTTTTATAACGATGCCAAATAGCACCATACTTTAATATCCAAGCAAATGGTAATTTATGTATTGCAGCGTATTTTGTAAAACTAGAAAATAAAAACCCACTTTTTTCTTGCGTTGTTTTATTAATTAAAAAATCTGTTAAATTTGATAATGGTAATGACATTAAAAACAAATATGCCGCCTCAGCATATGGTGTTTTATTGTTTGCTCTCCATTTACTTATCCCCAATTGAACTGAATTGATGAAGATGGGGGAATTTAATATTGAACTAGATTTTTCAAAAGAATATTGGTCTTGATATATATTACCATATGTTAATGTTGTATCCCCAATTTCTGGGAAATACTTGAAAGGTCTATTATTAATAATATCATTAATATCACGAAAATTTGTTATTAAATTTCTATCTGAATTAAAAAATAATGTCCTACTTGTATTATATTTATTTGATATTCCATTAGAATTTAAATTAATTAATCCCCAAATTGAATTGTTAAATGGATATATATACTTAATGTCATTAGATGGTTGAATAGTTTTAACTGCTGATGACATTTGTTTAATTTCAGTAGGTGTTAAGTTGTTAATGAAATTACTAGATAATGCATTATAGGTATCAATATTATATATCCTTGATGGATTATTAAATACACTATTCAAATATATTGTATTTATAAATCCATCTTTATATTTTTGATATCTTTCACTGACACCATTATTTGATATATCAAATAATGTTTGCTCATAGTTAAACCCATTTAAATTATTTTGTGAATTTAAAATATTTTTTATTTTGTTAAAAAACATTATTGAATTTGTGGATAAACCTAATTCAATATTTTTTGATTCATTTTTTGAAATTATATTTGTTATGGTTTGTTTCCCCAAAGCATTCTTATATAATAATGAATACCCCGTATTAAATGATGCAGTATAATGCCTATCCCATAATTCATAAAAAAATTGAACTTGTGATGAATTAAAATAAGGCAAATCAATAAATGGATATTCAAAAGAATTATGTGCAAATCTTGATACCCCCTCATAATTATCACCAAAAACATCTCCAAATGCTGGCTTGTCCAATCTTTTTGTATATCCTTTTAGATATTCTTCAACAAATTCAACTTCTGGCCATTTGTTTAATAAGAATGCTTTAGTTTTTGATATTATTTGATTATCCCCAGGATAAATTAATTCATATTTATTCTTCTTTTCCTCTGATGGTTTTATATAAACTTGTGGCCAAGGAAATACTATTTCTTCTTGATTTGTATTATCATCAATTCTTTCATCCCCAAATACTGATGATATTCTATCTTCATCCAAGCGAACATTCCAAGCATTGTTATGAACATCATCAAGCAGTCTTAAAAACCCCTCTGTTGATGCCATAATAACAGCCACAACATTCTTAATTGTTGGGGCAAATCCAATACCAGTTTGATTATTTGCTATCTGTAATGCCAATTTTTCTGATAAATCTCTTTCAATTCTATTTATTTCTTTGATGAAAATAGATTCCATTTTATTTATCTCATCTATGAAAATATTAAAATAATATATTGGTGGAGTATATTTAATATCTGCTATTTTATATTCAAAATACACATCAAATAACTTATCAATATATTCTTGGGTATTTAGGGGGACTGTTAATATATTACCAGTTCTTGATGAATATGTTGATTGCCAATCAATATCAGTATCATTTGATATTAGAAAATCATAAGTTATATTATTTTTTATTTTAAAAACTCCATTATCCCCAAATGATTTATTATCCTTTAATAAATCTGTATATTTTTTAATAATAGCTTTTAACTCATCATCAACTTCTTTTATTTTACCTTCAGCCGCTTTGTCTAATATTTCTTTTTTTAATGTGTATCCTAATTTACCACTATTAAAAACAACAGGTCTTACATTTATATATTTGGTAAACCAGCATTTTACATCCCCCCTAACTTTCTTATAATAATCATTTAATGTTTTCTGATACTTTTTACCATCTGTCAATACCTCAACAGAAACTTTATTTGCATTATTTAATATATTTTGTTGAAATAATTCCAATTTATTAATTAATTCAGCAACCGTTAACTCTGGAAAATCAGCATCAATTAATCCTTTAGATTTATAATCTTTATATACTTCAAGTATTTTCTGATAACCTAATTCTGTATTAATCTCCAAAACTTTGTTAGTTGTTGAATTGCTTGCTTGCGAAATTGACCCAACTTGGGTATTTGCTTGATTGGATAAATAAGAACTTGTTAAGTCTTTAGCCTCAACCTGATATTTTTTACTATACATATGGGGTGCAGCCAATAAGTGACCCATATTAATTTCACTTAATACATTGTACTTAAAACCAATAAATTCCAAACTAATTGAATAATCCCCACTTGTATTATTAAATCTTGAATTAAACTTAACCAAACATAATTCATATCTAACTGCTTTTCCATAATATCCCTTAATTGTCAAATAAAATGGGGGGTAAGGTAAATTGAAAAATGCAGCATATGGTGATTGATCCCCCAAACTAAATAATGCTCTCCT